CCGCCGCGTCCTTGGCGATCACTCGCGCCGCGGCCTCGGTCATGCCCGCGTCGATCTGCTCCTGATACACCTGACGGTATACCCGCTTGTTCTCCGCGTCTTTCATGGCGTCAAAGGCTTTGCCCTTCTGAAGCAGCGCGGTCAGCTCCTCGTCGCTCATGGCGTCGAGGTCGATCTCCTGCTCCTCGTGGTTCACCTTCAACTTCAGCTTCCTCGGAGCACGTTCCTGCGCCGCCGGTTCCCCGTCGGGAGCGGTCTGCTCAGGCTGTGCTTCGGCGTCAGGTACTTTCGCCTCGGCCGCTTCGCCCGTGGTAGGGGCTGCTGCCGCTGCGGGAGCGTCTTCGTTTTTGAGCAGCTCGTCGAGAGTCGTTTCCTCCTGCCCGTCGGCAAAGAGTTCGTCCAGCTCGCCGGGGCCCTCTGCGGGGAGTCCGTCGCCTTCCTTCCAGCCGTCCGGGAGGATAGGCTCGACATCACCGCCGAAAGACGCCGTATCATTGACGACTTCGTTCTTTTCCATGGTTCTTCTCCTTAATCCCCGCATGGTGAGCGGGGTTATTTACAATCGGAGAGGGCGGTCTCCCGTCCTCTCCGTATTGCACTTATCTCGAAAACTGCGCGCCCTGCGCGAGCGCCGTCTTCTTTGCGATGTTCGGCAGCTCGTTGAACTGCGCCTCCATCTGCGTCGGGAGGCCCTGCACCGCTTTCTGCGCGTCGAGCTCTCCGCCCTGCGTAGGAGCGGGAGCCCCTCCCGCGGCGACCGGCGTACCGGGCGCGGGCGTCGCAGCGCCTGCGGCTGCGTTGGCCTGCTTGCCCTCCGCGATCCTGCCGCGGAGCTCGTCGATGAGCTCCTGCTTCTTCGGGATCAGCTTGTCCGGGATGCGCTCGAGGTACTGGATCAGGTCGAGCGTGCCGTCCTGTCTCAGGTTGTCGAGCGTCTGCGTCATGGCGATCTCGCTGAAATAGGTCGTCGCGCCGACGTCCACGCGCAGGTTCAGCCAGATGTGCTTGAACTGGGAGAAGTCGAACTCCTCCACAGCCTTCCGCACAATGCGCTGGACGGCCATCTGACCGGTCTGCGGGTCGATCTGCGGGGTTCCGTCGGAGCCGATGACCGGCTCTTGGAACTCACGGTCGACCACAACGGGGCGCTTGCCGTAGTACGTGCCCATCATGTCGAGGAGAATCTGCCCGATGTCCTCCGTCCACTCGTAAAGGTTGGAGCGGATGTTCTCGAGCGGGACCTCGCTCTGCGTCTGAAGCACCATGATCGCGGACGTGTTGTCCGGCTTCACGTTGCCCATCTGCACGTCGGTCGCGCCGAGACACTCCTTCGTGTAGACCATGACCTTGTCGATGAGCGCGAAAATCTGATTCGACATCTCCGCGGGCTGGATATACCCTGCTACCTGCGGAATACCCTGCCCCGGCTGGATGCCGTGCACGGCGATGGCCTGGCCGATCTCGTTGTCCCACTTGGAGATGAGCTCGGCGTTATACACCGCCTTCGGGAACGCCATGAGCTGCATGTGGCGCATGGCGGTCGCGAACATACTGTTAATGAAAATCTGGTTCGGAATGAGTCCCGTCACCAGCGCGCGGCCGTGGTATTGGTTCTTCTGCTTCTCCCAGTTGCCCCACGCGAGGGGGTAGAGGGAGAGGCCCGTGTCCACGTCCTCGAAGATGACCGCGGTCTTCGTCGCCTTCGTCACATGGACAGAGGTGACGATGTGCTTGGCCGCCCGGCGCTTCGGGATCGGTTCACCGGTCGTCTCGTCAGTGAGGATGTTCCCGTCGTCGTCCATCTCGAATTCGAGCTCGCCGTCGGAGTTGTAGACCTCCTCATAGACGGGGTTGCCCTCCTCGTCGGTCATGGTCTCCTCTTTGTCGACCTTCGTGTAAAGGTAAACATAGAGCGCCTTGCCCGTGCCGGCGTCGCTCTCCGTGATCTCGACCTTCCCGCCGACGCCCGGCATCTTGTCGTAGTCCGCGTCGGAGACGATCTCCTTGTCTGCGTCGGCGTTGCCCTTGCCGCTCTTGTAGAACTCCTTCTTGTTCTTGCGGAAGCGCTCCGCCTCCCACTTCAGGTGCTCCACCGTGTCGCGGCCCACGATGAGGATGTAGGGCTGCGTCTGCACGCGGCGGTCGTTGGGGTTGCCGAACATCACGTTGATGCCGTCGAGCAGCTCCATCTCGATCTCGCCCTTATACGCCCCGAACGCGCCGCCGTAGGGCTGGGCGTCGGGGTCGAAGTAGAAGTGCGCGCAGTAGTCGCCGGTCTGTGCGCCGTCGAACAGCGCGTCGCGGAGACGGTAGTCGAACTTGAACTTCTCAAGCAGCGTCGAGACCTCCGCGTTCGCGAAGGCCGCGGCGTCATGGTTGGGGTCCGTCATGTTGCTCCCGTCATAGTAGGCCAGGGGTTCAAACCTCATGGACGTACCCGTGGACGTCAGGGAGGCGATGAACAAGCTGGCCACGCGCTTGAGGATGTTGAAGACCGGCTTCGGCAGGCCCCGCATGGCGGGCGTGTTGGGGAGGTTATGCCACTGATTGCCGATGAAGAACTCCGTGTTGGTCTCCACGACGTTGTACTGATTCGGCGTCAGACGCTCGTTGTAGTCACGCCCCTGCTCATACAGCTCCCATGCGCGGGTCTTGTTGTTTTCCTTCACTCGATCTCACCCGCTTCCATGTCATTCTTATCCTGCCCGATGCCATACGCGATGTCCGCGTTGTAGTTCTGCATCTGCAAGAACGCGTCCTGGCGCTCCTGCTCTCGCCGGATGGCCTCCTCGTCCGGTCTCTCGGCTCTCGGCCGGTACACGCGCACGTGGAGCGCCCACCCGAGAAACGCGCCGAAAGCGAGCAGCAGGAGCACTGCCACCGCCCCAATGGCGCCGTAGATCATCATACTCATATAAACACCTCCGCCCCGTAGGGGTCATATAGCGCGGGGCTCAGAAACATCTCCTGCTCCTTCTCCTCCTGCGACCGTGCCTCAATTTCCCGTTCACTCATCGGCAGGGCGTCGAAGTCCCCGCCGTGAGAGAACAGGAGAAAGGAGAGTGCCTGGGAGGCACTGTCGACCATATCGTCGTGCGGGACCGCGGGGAAGCCCGTGAACTGATCCACGAACTCCTCCGTCCACAGCTCGCCCTCCGGTAGCAGCACGTTCCCGCTCTCGATGGCGGGGCTCACCGCGTTCACGCGGGCGACCTTGCCGCCCTTCGGGTTGATGGCGATGACGCCGGGGAACTCGTGCCGGAGCGTCTGGATGATGGCGCTGCCGTTGGCCTTGTCCTCGATCAGCGTGTACGTTGCTTCGGGGAACAGCCGCTTCACGGTCCGAATCGCCTGCACCGTTGCGGGAAAGTCCATGTGCCTGTTGAGGCAGTATCTAAGGTAGTAGAACGCGCCTCGCTTGGACCAGACCTCAATGGCCACGAAGTCATTGGTCTCCTTGTCCTTGAACGTCGCGTCGACCGAGATTACCGTCGTCCCGAAGGACGTGACGTCCTTGGGGTCGTAGTATTTCCACCATTCCCTCTTGACGACGTTGCCTCCCTCCACACGGGGCGAGCACTGATACAGCGCCTGCCACGCACGGAGGCCGCCTTCCTTCGGGTCAGAGAGGTAGGATGCCTTGAACTGAGCGAGCCACTCGTTGTCCTTCCCGAGTTCCGGGCACAGGGCGTCACCGATGGGGCGGCCCAGCAGGTCTTGCTCCTCCGCCTCGACGGGGAGCCGGATGACGCGGACGTTCTCCTCGGACCGCTCGAGGCGGCTGGCGAGGTCGTCCTCGTGCCAAGGGGTCATAATGACGATGACCTTCGACCCGGCGGCGAGACGGGACTTGAGGGTGTTCTGCCACTCCTGCCACAGCTTGTCGCGGTAGGTCTTGCTGTCCGCCTCTTCGCGGTTCTTAATGGGGTCGTCGATGATGAGCAGGTTTGCCGGGTTGCCCGTGATGCCGGACATAATGCCGCGGCTTATCATCCTGCCCCAGCCGTTCGAGAGCTCGAACTCGGTGGTCGTCCACACCGAGCCCTTCTCCATCCCGAACAGCGCGGCGCCGTAGTTCTCGACCTTCTCGAGGTTCTTTCTCCCGAACCTCTTGGCCGTGTCGTCGTTGTAGCTCGCCTCGATGATTCGATTACGCGGGAACTTCCCGAGATACCAGCTCGGGAAGCTCTCCGTGATCGTCAAACTTTTGCCGTGCTGCGGCGGTGTCTTGATAATGAGGATGTCGTAGGCGTTCCCCGTGTCCTCCTCAACGAACCGCTGCACCTCGTCGGCGAGGTAGTCGCTCATGCGGGTGCGCTTCCAGAGAACCCCGTGGACATAGTAGAGATACCGCTTGTAGGACTTCCGCGCCAGCTCGCGCCGCGCGAGCTCCCGCCGCAGATACTCCCTGTCGCTGATCTCTGCCATAAGTCCTCCTTGTTACTCGCTGTACGATTCGATCACGGTGATGCCGTACTCGATGCACGCTTCATTCTCAAGCTTGCAGCCGCGCGCTGACTTCCAGCCCTTGCCAAAGATAGCGACATCCGCAGTCGAGAGCAGTTCAAAAGACTTGCCGAGGAACCAAAGCGGCTTCGCATCATGCGGAGCGTCCTCGAAAAACGAGTCGATCACTTCAAACTTTTCCTGGAGCGCGTTTTCGGCTTTTTCGATCAGTCTGTTGCGCTCCGCAAGAATCTCCTCGTTGGTCTTGCCATTCATAGGCTGAGAAACAAACAGTTTTCGCATTTCAAATCTCTCCTTGTTCGCTTACACCAGCGCCACCGTCACCGCGCACTCCGGCTCGGTCTCGGGCGCCTCGTAGTTGGTGCCCTCGCCCACGGTGATTGTCACCGTAGCCGTGCCGTCCGCCACAGCCGTGACCGTGACCACGTTGCTCTCCACCGCCACGGTGCAGACCGCAGTGTCGGAGGAGACCGCGCTCACCGCGCCGTTCCCGTCGCGCGTGACCGTGACCGTGCCGGGGGTGGCGATGGCCGTCAGGCTCAGGGTGTCGACCGAGAGCGTCGGGGCGTCCGGCGTGGCCTTCTGCATGGACAGGTAGAACGACTGCTCCGGCACGTCCTCGTAGTTGCTCCCACCGTCGACCTTGTAGTACACTCTGTAGTTCCCGGCGTCCGTCGCGGTCGGGATGCTCGTGCTGTAGCTGCCGGAGCCCACCTTGTACTTCATCGTGCCGCCCGTGGTCGAGCCGGCGTTGATGATCGCCTGCGCCTCGCCCGTGTAGGTGAGGTCGGCCTTCGGCGTCGGGGCCGTCACGACCGGGACCGCCTTCACGATCTCCCAGTCGTAGGTGACTGCGTCGGTCGTGCCGTCCTCCCAGCAGTAGCCGGTCTTCGGCGAGTAGCTCACCGTGTACTCGCCCACGCTGGTCTTGCTGTAGTTGCTGCGCGTCATCGTGCTGCTGTCGAAGCCCTTGACCTCGACGGCGATGGCGTTGCCGGTGTAGCTGTAGGTGTCCTTCACGAGGATCGGCTTCCTGATCTGCGCGTTCTCGACGCGGATGGGGACGTCGATGGTCTTGGAGCTCGCCGTGTGCGTCACGGTGATCTTCTTGTCCGTGAGCTCGAGCGCCGTGTCCTCGTCCGGCGAGAAC